ATGGGGCGCAACATGCTTCAGGCCATGCTCAACGAATCGAAGCTACAGGCCGCAGACGTCCGCTGCCTCTACGTCGAGGAGGACTACGACGATACGCCTGCCGGCAGGTTCGCGCTGCGCTCCATGATGAACCTGAACCAGTTCTTTTCAGAAAACATGGCAGAGGACATCCACCGCGGTCTGGAGGACAATGCCAAGCAGTGCAAGGTCAATGGCAAGATTACCTACGGCTACGCCAAAGGCCCAGATGCCCGGTATGTCTTCGATGACACGAAGATCTGTATCGTGCAGGAGGTCTTTGACCGCTTGGAGAACAACGAGCCTGAGGTTGATATCTACGAGGACTTCAATCGCCGTGGGATCCCTTCGCCCAGCGGCGGCAAGTGGAACAAAAACTCCCTCCATGCCATTGCCACCAATGAACGATACACCGGCGTGTACATCTGGGGGAGCATCAGAGTTGAGGGCGGCATTCCTGCTGCCATCAGAAAGGAGCAGTTCAGAGTCGTGCAAGAGAAGCGGAAAATAAAAAAGGCCGTCCGTGGACGGCATCGTGATAACGGCGATTACATGCTCACCGGCAAGCTCTACTGCGGCCATTGCGGCGGACACATGGTTGGGATGTCCGGCACCAGCAAGCTCGGCACACCGTATTACTACTATGCATGCCAGACGCGCCGTAATGAAAAGACGTGCAAAAAGAAAAACGCCCGGCGCGATTGGCTGGAACGCATGGTGGCTCTGACCGTGAAGCAGCAGATATTGAAGCCAGACGTCATGGAGTGGATCGCTGATTGTATGATAGCTTTCCAGAAGAAATGCGAGGAATCGACGGACCTATCCATCTACCTGGACAGGCTTACGGAGATAAAGGCGTCAATCGTTAATGTTATGAAGGCTATCGAAATGGGCATCATCACAGAAACCACAAAGGGCCGTTTGATTGAGTTGGAGAGAGAACAGCAACTATACGAAGCCAAGATTGCGTCGGAAAAGACAATGGTGCCGAATGTAACCAGAGAAGAAATAATCTACTGGCTGCAAACCCTCTGCGAAGGAGATATCGAGGATAAGGACTTTCAGAAGAAACTGATTGACTCGTTTATCGTGGCTGTGTACTTGTACGTTGATAGGCTCAAGATAGTTTTCGATTACTCCGGGGATAAGAACAAGATAGACGTGCCGATCACGCTTGAAGATGTCGAAGCTGAAGCCATGGCAGAGTGTTCGTATAAGCCCTCTATGGGTGTACCAATAGAGGCACAGGCGAACACGATCTTCATGATAAGAGGCGTTTTCGTCTGTGTTTTTTATTTTGACGATAGCGATATATGATAAAGGAGCCCCTATGCCCTTGCGGCGTAGGGGTTTTGTCGTACTTATCGTAAAATGATATAATATAGCTGAATCTGATATAATCCAACAAACGCAAGCGGAGAAATCCTTTGTGGTGCTAAAATCTAACACAAAGGAGAAATGACCATGATCAGGATTCGATTGTCCACTCTTCTTGGCGAGAAGAAGTGGACGCAGGCAGACCTAGCAAGACGAACCGGCATCCGTGCCAACACCATCAATGACCTGTACCATGAGATCGCAGAGCGAGTAAGTCTGGAACACCTCGACAAGATCTGTGATGTCCTGGGCTGTGACCTTCCTGATCTGCTGGAGCGTATTCCGAAGAAGGGCGACGACGCAGGACCGAAGATCACGCTGGGCGGTAAGAAGTGACAACAAAAAGGGCTTGGACGTTTATTCGTCCGAGCCCTTTTCTGTTTCTTCGCAGTCTATGAATATCTGCTGCCCATTCGGAAGGATGAACGCGAGCTGTCCACCAACAAACTGCGCTACCCTGGCCAGATCCTTTCCTGACCAGCTATCACGGTTCATCTTATTGTTCATGACCTGCTTGGTCATCCCGAAATGATCTGCGAGATCAATCTGTCGCTTATCACACAAAGCGAGTACGGACTTTACCTTGCTGGATACGGTCATACCACCACAACCTTTCATGTTATCATGGTATATAGTACACCAAAATAGTGTATTTGTCAATATTAAACATTTATTAAATAATCATCCGAGTTATTGACAAGTACATCAAAATAGTGTACTATATAACATGTAAGGCAGAGCGATACAAGCTCTTATGAAAGGAAGTGAGGAATTGGAAATGACCACTGCGGAGCTCAATCAGTTCTTGGAGAACATCGCCAAGCTGATTGAGGCCACGGCCAAGGATACCGAAGAAGCGGCGAAGATCGTTCGCGACAGCAAGGTCAAGGCCTAAAGAAAGGGCCAGCGTCCCGTCCAAAAGCCGCTGACCCAGCACCCCGTAAGGTGAGCCGGGAGCCTTACCCCGGCCACCTCCTATCATAGCAGAGTAAGGCAGAAAAATCAAGGAGGATCTGAAGTATGAAGAACCAGTTCGCAATGGAATATGCCGAGAGCATCAAAATCCGTGATCAGTACCAGCAAGCAAAGGCTTCCGGAAATGAGGCTGGTGTTGAAGCTGCCAAGGCTGCAAGGAATCAGTTCGTGCTCAACATGATGCAGAAGGGCGAACAGTATAACTCCCTCTATCGCCAGTATGCCAGCGCCCAGGAACGCGGTAATGCCTACATCGATTGCGATACCGTAATCTGGGACAAGGACGTGGAAGGCTTCCTTTCTGGCTTACGCAAGTATGGCATTGAGAAGTTTACGTTTTCCTCCCGGTGGTCCAGTGCGGTTGAAACTGCATGGTTGTTCCAGAAGAACGGCTGTAAGCTGGAAGGTCTCGTTGAGATCAATGGTGTTTCCAAGTGCTTCGGTTCTGATGAATACGAGAAGATCCACGGATACCTGTTCAGTGTCTGATAAAGGAGTGTGTGCAATGAAGAAGATCACCTATGCCGAAATGAAAGCGGCTTTCAGAGAGCATGAGCTCAACCACCCCAAGAAGCACCTGACCGGCTGCATCGTATTCACCGAGGACAGCTTCACGAAGGAATATCCCCGAAGTTCCCGTACCTACTGCGTCAACAGCGACAACAAGGCTTTTCAGCCGAACATGGGTGGATACAGCATCTATGGCAGCTCGCTCGATGGCTCCGATAACGGAGTAAGGCTTGAAGCGTACATGGCCGAGGAACGCGGTGGCCCCAGAGGATGGAAGGTCGATTACTGCTACATATACTCGGCTCCGGAGATCCTCCCCATGGATTACCTCGCGCTGCTCAAACTGACCGAGGACAATCCACCGCCGACTGGTGCGCTGAACGAACTGAATGAGGATGTGATCATCGAATCCGGCTGCAACGAAATGGGCAAGTTCTTCCGCCTGACCACTTGCCAGCACAACGGATGGATGCGCATCAACTACATCTACGAGGACGGTTCCAGAGAAGAACTGTACGAGAAGTGATCGACCAGCCTGCCCATGGGCGTTGTACATGGGCATTGGAGGTAAGCATGTACGCAGTAAAGCTCAACACCCAGCTTGATATTGAGATCGTGGAGAAAAGGCCCGATCAAGGCCTCCTTGATTTCTGCTACCAGAACATCGGTTGCCAGTATGTCGAAACAGTCCACCCTCGTTACCTTCAGGAGCCCTATATCCTCGTGATCGACGAGGAAGGCCGGCTCAAGGACAAACCGATGGTCAACTTCATTGCATCGTACCTCTACGGTACGCATGAACATCGTCAGCCGATTGTTGGTAATGCCCTGGTCATGAAGCTGGGCATGACGGATGAAGGACCTGACATCATGCCGCTTGACGAAGCGGAAGCCCGTCAGGTAGAGGAAAGCATGAGGAAGATTTCCAATATTGCATATCGTAAGGTTCGTGTTCGTGTCAATCTTAGGACTGTGCCTTTGAAGTGAATTTGAAGGAGGTATAGATCGTGCCCAAATACATCGTAACCGCATCCTATTACGAAACTATCGAAGTGGATGCTGATAACGAAGCAGACGCCATTGATCAGGCACGGCGGAGTATCAAGCTCCCCGGCGGGGTTTGCTTCGATGAATACGAAGCCGAGCGCATTGACGAGGAGGACGAAGATGAATAAGCTCACTATCCACTACAACAGCCAGGGAGAATCCGGGAACATCTTCTGGATCCTCCGCTCGATCTACGAGGCATGTTGCCGAGAAGGCATCGCCCCTACGGTTTTCAAGGAAATGCAGGAGCGCGTGTTCGCGTCCGATAGCTACGAAGAAGCCCTCGCCATTATCGGCGAAAAGGTGAACCTGATCGACGATGCTAAAGGCCAGTACACCATGAACCACAAGCAGTGGATCGTGTTCAGTGACAGCGATGGTAACGAGCTGCTGAAGATGACGGTCAAGGGCTCCTTCGAGAAGGAGATCAATTCCGCTATTGGCCTGCTGGCCTATGAGAACGGCATCGACCCGGCGGAGATCAGCTTCGCTTTCGTGACGACATAAGGAGAAAAAGCATGGAAATCAGAGTGAATGCAGGATACCTCATCATTGAAGCGGTGCGTATAGATACCACGCTGGAAGTGGTCATGGGCCAGAACACCAGCAATCAGGGAACACCGTATGTAACGTGGCTCTGCAGAAATGCGACCGACTACTATTGGGGTGACTATCGTGATGATTACGACAAGTGCCGGCGCCGTCTGTTTGAGCGTGTGCTCGATCAGCTGCCCGGAGGAAATGGAGGTCAAAGCAATGCAGCCGAATGAGAGAATCGTCAAGCGCATCAAGGAGAATTACCCGATAGGATGCCGGGTGATGCTCGACAAGATGGATGACAAGCAGGCGCCGCCCGAGGGTACGCAGGGTACCGTAGTGTTCGTGGATGACATCGGAACCATCCATGTCAAATGGGACAACGGCAGCTCGTTGGGCGTGGCCTTTGGCGAGGACCAGTGCCACCAGATTTGAGATCACCGAGGAGGATGATCGAATGAAGCTGAAAGATAAGCTGAGATTGATGGAGGAAATCGAAAAGCGCAATCAGGCCAGAATAAAGGATTTCACCTGTAAGCCACGGAAACGCCCCTCCAGCGGCTTTAAGAAAAAGACAGAGGGCAACAGGGTAACGCCAAAGAAACCGAAATAAGCCCCGTTGCAACTGCCCAAAAACGACAAAAAGCCCCCGACACCTTTCGTCGGGGGCTTGAACTATATCTGTACAGCTGAAAGCGGCTCCACGCCGCTTATACTTCGGTTTCGGTATCCTCATCCTCGGAGGTCGGGTCGCTTTCGTCAGATTCCTTTTCGGCGGACTTCGCGTTCAGGGCTGCAAGGGCCTGCGCCATGGCCTTATCGTTCATTTCTTTCACGGCGCTTTCGATCATATCGAGATCGACCTCGAAGCCTCTTTCCTCCAAAGCTGCGATAACGTATTTCATCTTTTCGGAACCCTTGCCGCGGCCAATAAGCTGTTCGGCGGCGTTGACCAAATTCTGTACAACCTGATAAAGCATGGTGCGCTGTTCTGCGGTGGTCTTTGCTTCCAGCCACTTCTTCAAGGGCGGGATAACTGCCTTGATGAACCAAGCCAGCAGGAAGCTGACGATCAGGCCGATGATGGAAGTGACGATCTGCGTCAGGTCGATCATCGGTGCCTGCTCCACGATGGGAGCGACTACCTCCTCCGCCATGGCGACGGCGCATACGGAGAAAACCAGAATCAGAGCGAGGATAACTGCGAGAATCTTCTTCATGTGGATCCTTCCTTTCTGTTATTCGTGTTCAGTGTGCTTGGCAAGCCATTCTTCCTCATAAGGAATGGCTTCATAGTGAGTCTTGCGGCGTTTGGCCTCTCCGTTTCCGCCCACACCTTCGTAGGCCTTGTGGAGACGGTCATACATCCGCCTTTCATCCTCCGTGGTATAGCCACGTGCGACGGCCGTTGAATAAAGGCTTCCCATCTCAGCATCAAGGATGGCGCGGAACGCCTTCAGCGTACTGTCATCAATGGCCTTCCGATCCTCATGCATCTGCATGTGCCGTTTGATGTCCCGGCGATCCTGGCATGCTACGATCAGAGAATAGATGCCGAGCACGGCGATACACGCCACAGGCCAGTAGTGCTGCGCCTCGGCGGGAATCTTATCCCACATGGCCAAAGCAGCTGCGCAGAGAATCGGTATGGCCCAGCTGATCACGCGGTCAAGAATCCCTTTGGCGAACTTCTGCATGTGAATCAATCCCCTTTGCCGAGGAACCACGCAAGGGACTTGCCGGTGCCAGTAATGATATTCATATCAACGTTTCCGCTGATGCCGGCGACCTTGCCGGTGCTGGTGTACTGCCAGAGATCGCACTCGTAGTTCGGCTTGGTGGAACCGGCGAGGGTGCCGTCGTTCTTACCATACCGAGGAATCCAAGTGAAATCGAACAGGCCACGCAGGGTATCGTAGGCATAATCCTTGTAATGGTTGTGGGCCACATAGCAGCCGACACGTTCTACACCCAGAGCGCGCAGCTCCTTCACGAAAGCGGCAATGGCGTCGTTGGTGATCTTGCTTTCCTCGGCATCGATCACGTAGAACAGGGGCTTGTACGCTGCAGCATACTTGACCATCTTCTGCGCTTCGTCCTTTGCCTTTGCCACATCACCGGCGTAGGAATAGCAGTACACGCCAAAGGGAATCTGCTGCCTGTTCATGGCCTCGGCGTAGCTGTCGAACTTAGTGTCGAGATCGGAGCCGCAGGAGCAGCGCGCGATCACCAGAGATACTTCGGACTTCAGCGCATCGAAATCAACGTTGCCCTGCCACTTGGAGATGTCGATGATGGCCTTCTCCTCAATGACGTCCGTGTTGTCGGTGGGTTCCTCTGCCTTGGCGGAGGTGTCATTCTTCCAGAAGATCATGGCTTCGTTCATGCACTTCTTGAACGCGGACAGCTTCTGCTTGCGCGGATGGGCGGTCTTGTTCGGGTCGTTGGCGTAGACATAGGTACCATCGAAGCCGACGACGGTGATGAAGTGTCCGCCGCTGGTCCAGAAGCAATTGTCGCTATTGTTCATAGAGCAAACAGCCAGAGCGCCGTTCTGGATGGCGGTGGTCAGGGTGGATACGTTGCTGGTGCGCACGAAATCCTTGAACGCAGGCGCGAAGTGGCCGAAGCAGAACTTCATGAAATCACGCGAGGTGCCGGAGTTGTAGGTACGATAACCGTTTTCGAGTGCCAGGGCGCAAAGCTCCACAGGGGTCAGCTTGGGATCAACCCACTGGGCGCAGATCATGGCCATGGCGGTCGGGCCGCAGCCGGAATTGCCGATGGTCTGGCTGCTGGTGTGGGTGCTGTACTTCTTGTTCTTCCAACGGGAATCCCACTGGACATAGTGCACACACTCGTTGATGATCTTGTCCACGGCCTCGGTGGTTTCCTCGACGGCGGAACCTTCGATCAGGGAACTCCACGTCTTGGGGCCGCAGATACCATCCGCTTTCAGGCCCTTGGCTTTCTGGTAGGCAGCGACGGCCTTCTTGGTCTTGGTGCCGTAGATGCCGTCCACTACCAGACCGCCGAGCAGGATCTGAATTGCACAGGTTGCGGCACTGGTCCTGTTCTTACCGGTGGAGCAGGTCGGAGCTTTATCGGTGATCTTAGCCCAGGTCAGAGGACCAACGATGCCGTCCGAGGACAGGCCATACCTACGCTGCCAAGTGCAGACAGCCGTAACCATCGTGGCAGAAAAAATGCCGTCCGCTTTCTTACGGGCGGCAAAACCAATGAGGTACTGCGCGACCTTGACCAGATCGCCAGTATGCTGATGCTTAATCGTATTCAACATCTGCCGGTTCCTCCGTTTCTTCAGGCTCAGGATCGTCCTCCACCTCGACCACGATAGGCTTGCCGTTTTCGTTCAGGGTGAGGATTTCATCTGCCATGTCATCCGGACGGGTGTCGCCCTCGCGTTCCAATTCGAGGGTAGGTTCGAGATCGGGATACTTCTCCATTGTCAGATCCTCCTTTTCTGAAATACAAAAAGCGCCGGCACGAAGCCGACGCTTTTTTACTATGGAAATCAATCAGCACCACTTTTCCATATCCTCACGGAACTGCTTCTCAGCATCCTCCAGCTTGTGGCCATCGGTTTCGATTCCGTGCTGTTCCAGAAGTGCAGACTGTTCATTGATGATCTCTAATGCCAGGCGAAGCATATCCTCGAGGCGCTCAATGACTCGCAGATGACTCATGGTAATCCCCCTTATTCAGCGGGCTTTTCAGGCCACTTTACATCGAAGGGGAAGCCGGGCTGCGCAGGAATATCGCGCAGTTTCTGGCGGTAAACGGCCCAGCTGCCGACCAAGGCTTTACCGAGGTTCGACAGGAAGGAAAGCCACACCGTAAAAGTGTTTCCCTCCGGAACTTCGAGGCCGAGGCGGTCAAGGGCAACCTGAGCGTCGGTAGACGCCAGCAGCTCGTTTCGCTCCGCTCTGACCTTAGCAGCTGCTTCGGCAGTGCAAAGTTCCTTCGCCTTGCTGAGCCATGCTTCCATGTTGGATTCAATCCTCTTCTGCAAGGACGACGTCCACGGGCAGGTCATCGTCCAGGCGATTGCGGAGTACGCTGTTTCTTCGCCGCGCTCTACCGGCTGAATATCCGTATAGAATGTGATATTGGCCATCCCGTTCACTTCTTCCACAGTAAATACGGGAGGCATCTCCGACAATTCCGTTCTTGCTCGCATACGAAATTACTCCTTTCAAGAAATTCACGCTGACTTTGGCATTGACATAGTGCGACAGGAAGTATTCGCTGTCTGCATGCTCAAACCATCCGCAGAGGCTTACAAGGCCTGCTGCATCGACCAAGCGTACATATCCCTCTTGCTCCAAACGCTTTGCAATGCCGGTTGCAAGTCGTGACGCGTGAAGGAAAATGCCGCTGCGCGCTTCGGTATGGTCCTTGTAGAACCGATAGCCGCAGATGTCGATGGGAGCCGTGTGCGGCTCGACGATCTTTTTGCCGTTGGCGTCAATTTTCGTCGAGGCGATCAGCTTGATTTCCCAGCTGGCTTTGATCTCGATTTTCAGTTCTTCCCGGCAATACCGTATGATCTCGCGGACGGCCTTCTCCAGATCTCGCCTGCTCGTTCCGATCAGCAGCATATCATCCATGTACCGCAGGTAATGCCGGACGAAGTTCGTCCGCTTGCCGCGGCGGGTTTTGTATAAATCCTGTACGATGTGATGATCAAGGGGCTGCAAATAGAAGTTGCCGTTCCACTGGCTCGGATAAGCACCGATGGGAATACCAGAGGGAACGGCT